AAATCACGTCTTTTTTTATTTTTTCTTTTTGCCCTTAAATTATAAAAATAAATATATACTCTTTTATAAAAATCACTAATCATTGTTTTTCCAATTTTCATTAAAAAATTTTTCAAAGGCTTCGGCGATATGAATATTTTTGTGCCCTCCAAAATGTGAGTGCTCTGCCCCGTACTGCCTATCTAAAGCTGCATGAAATTGTTTTCCCCAAGCATTTTTATAGTCTTCGTGGCAGTTTACTATAGTTTCATTTTCGATATAATATATTTCTTCAGACCGCTTATCAAAAGCCCAGTTATGAGAATACATATTTATCATATTTTTGTATGTTCCTGGGTATTGATCATTAACTTGAGACAAAACATAGTACTGCTGCTGGTGCCATGTGCCCCATGCAAACTTGATTCCTGCAATATCACAATACTGCTGCAACATTTGTACATACATGCTAGAATAAAATTGAGGAATCTCTGATGGTATTACATCTTCTGCAATTAATGGCTTAGATAAAAATTTTTGATTTCCTGGTATCATACATATATTGGCTGTTTGCCTAAAAGGTTCATGCCACGGAGTTGGAATTTTTTGATGCTCTTCTAGCCTATCAAATGCGCCATGCTTTAGGTACTTAGGATTTGATACTATTTCAAATCTATTAAATACTGGAAATAACGCAAATATATACTTCGGGTGTCCAAATTCTTTAAAGTACGCAAATATGTCTCTGACTTGTTTTGTTACGCCGCTTCCAGGCACACCTAAATTAGAATGAGTAAGCCCTAATTTATTTGAAAGTATATCGCCCCACCTAAACTCTTCATCCAAGCCAGTGCCATATGTATGAGAACATCCAGTTATAAGTATATCTGTTCCAGAAGAAAATTCTTTTGACCTATAAGTTTTTTTATTATGATGATACTCTATGCCTTCATGAATATAGTCAAATTCTTTTATGCCATCTAGCAGTATATTTGTGTATATCTGTCTAGCAGTAAGATCTGTATACTGATAGTTATCATTGCTTTTTTTATCAAGCATAGCTTGAAGTAGTGTGCCGTCAAAAACATCGCTAACCTCTTTAACACTTGCTAAATCTATTTTAGCCATATATTTTACCGTCCATTTCTTTAATTATAGTTTTTTCAACAATTTGTTGTACAAAATCTGAAAAATGTTTTCTAATTGACCCAGAAGGTCTTGATCCAAAAGATGTCCACAGTCTTTTATATTCTACAATATTTGCAAATGTGGTGGGGCACACGACTATACCATTGTATTCTTTTAGTATTGTTGGTAGCGGAACGTGTTTACTGCAACATTTGCATTCTTTTGCTTTTTCTTGATATGTGCTCATAGTATTTCCATATTCTCTAGCGCTCTTGACATTTTATCTATCTCCCCCGCCAATCTTTCAGGCATTCTTGGTGCTCTAATTAAGTTGTCTCTGTAAACTTCTTGATCTTCCTCTAAATAATTATCTTCAACAAACGACTCATATGTATGTATATTTACTTCATCATTTATATTAGGCCTTGTCCTGCTAATTGAATTATATACCGAGCCGCATACTGCGTCAGCTAAGTCTTTAGACCCTTTTCTAGGGTGATCTACTCTATCTCTCATAATTTTAAGCTGAAGCAATTCATCTATAAGCAAGGGTATGTGCGGGCCGTGAAGTCTTTCTTCTAGAACTACCATTGCCATATCGTCATAATGTTTTTTAGCAACAGAAAGTATCTCTGTATTAATTCCATATTGTTTTAACTGCTGCATCATATCGTGTGAGTTCCACCTGTCAAATGTGCAGACCGATATATTAAATCCTCTAGTCCTTAAGGACAATATGTAATCTTTAACTTCTGTAAAATCTACAGACTTATCTGGTGTTGGCGTCCAATACCTGACAGCATCTACGGATACTATTGGGGCTGGCTGAGAGTATTCGTTAGTCACCCTTACATTAACCCAATTCTCAACATGAGCCATTGCTACTGCACAGTGGTCATGCTTTTGCGCTAAGTCTACGTGTAAAAAATATTTTTTATCTGGATCTGGCTTAAACCATTCTTCAAGCCTACCAAATTTGTCTACTGCAAGTCCTGTGTTATTAAAAGCTTTCTCGACTTTTTCTCTAGACTTAAAGAATGCATCAATCATCTCTGGTGGCATGCATGCGAATCTTCCTAGGGCATCTAGCGAATTCTTATAGAATGCCGTTTTAAAGTCCTCTATACTTCTAGTAGGATTTACTTCCCATGTAGGTCTTCTCAAAGCATACACCTTCGGAATTAAATAAGAATTAATATGGTCTTCTTCCCATTCAATTTCAAATTCATTGCCCTCTGTTCCGTCTGGCAAATCTTCATCCATCTTAAACTTATGCGACCTAACTATAGTTTCTTTGTCAGCAATCACTGAGTTATAAAACTTTTGAATAGGATCATTTTTAAATCTTGGAAATGAAAGTAAAATAACTTTTCCAAAGTCTGGGAAACGAGAATCCACTGAGGCTCTGTACATTTCATAAATTGCATCAGCTGTTTTTGCCTGGTCATGACCCGTCGTATTCTCAATAGCAAATCCTGAAATCTCGTCAAGAATTACAACGATTACGTTATACCCCTCCCATGCCTCACGCTCTGAGTGACCAGAGTGTACTGTTATAGCCTTGTCAAATTTCATCTCAGAGGCTTTTGGATCATACTTGCCAACGAACCATGGTGAGCGGTCTATTCGTGTCTTAAATCCCTTAAAGAATACGTTATTGGCCTGCTGTGAGTTTATTGCTATATTAAGAATATCAATTGAATCTCCAGGAGGTTTTCCATAATATGTTGCTGGATCTTTTAAGCATAAAAGTAAATAAACAATATATGCAACAGCTATCGTCGAAGAATAATCTTTACCAGAACCTTTGCCGAGCTGGGCAATAACTTCTGTACATGTTTGTTTATATATTCTTTCGCCTTCTTGCTCTCCAAATAATTTCTTTAGGGTGGCTTCTTTATAGATCTGAGAGCTTTTTTCAATTAAAGTATATTGTAATTCAGAAAGTGGTGGCAGTCCTAGGTAGTCTGGGCTAGTTACAAATGTTCGTAAATCTACTGGACGCTCTTCAAACTCTTCGCCATCCAATATGTCAATTAAGTCATCAAAACTAAATTCCACTGACATTTTCCTCAATGACTACTGCCTCTACAATTCCAGTAATTTGAGAAAGCCTTTTGGCAACTTCCATTTTACATTTTGGGCAGGTAGAGGTAACTTCTTTTAATATCTTAACAAGCACTTCTTGTTTTCTTTCCGCCTCTGCAACTTGTGTAGCAAGTTCGTTATTTTCTAAAACTCCGACGGACTGAAGCATTGCAATTCTTTTAGTCTCTATATCTGCAATAAGCTTAAGGGCTCCAGATTTAATTGCTAATTGGCCAGATTGATCTGCCTCATCAACTGTCCTCCACGCCTCTTTGATAAGCATTGCATAATGCTGATCTGCACCAGAAATAGCCTCTTTTGCTCTATCACGAACAGCATTGTCATTATGAACAATGTTCTTCCACTCGTCTATTAGTTCGACCACTTCTTTTCTCTGAAGCCCAGTTATAGTTGCAATTTGTGTAGGGTTATTTCCCTGTAATAGTTTTTCTACTACATTATTCATTCTATCCATATGCTGGGGAAGATCAATTTCCATTGTCATTCTATAAGTATACCATATTTTAGTTGACTAAGATTGATTAGCAATTTTAAGAAGAATTAAATATCCAATTAAATCATCAATATCATTATCTCCAGCAAAGCCTTGGGCATGACTAATTCTATTTAACTTATCGTCAATACGAACTTTAAGCTGCTCTACCGAATTAGATGTAGCAAACAGCCTCATAGGATTTAATGCTGAATCTCCATATGATATATTCTTTTTAATTAACATTTCTGATACCTCTAGGCATTGATTGAGAATCTTATTGCCTGATGGAGCATCTGTTGCTATTACCTGTAGATCTGTAATCCACATTTGGTAGCCTTTATCTTTTTGTGGGTATCCCGCCATTTTATTCCATTTCTCTATATAGTCTTTTTAAACCTTTTAAGGTTCCAATATCCATATATTGACCTCCTGGTTTTACAGCACGAACATCTAAACTCATATCAATCCATTCCTGAATTTGTTTTCCTGGATGATCTAAATCTGTATCTACATATCTTATCAAATTTTTTCTAAACAGCATAGTGCCCCACATATACTCATATTCGCAGTCTTGAACTTTATCTTTAGAAGACAGAACCTTATCTCCAGATAAAGATATCTGCCCAACTCTTCCTTTTAAATCATCTGTACATTTCCATGCCCCAAGAACTACATCGCCTTCTGACTTCATCATTTCTTTATATATGTTTGTCTGAGCACCCAATATAAATGTATCTGGCATTCCAATAAGAACTGTATGGTTATGTTCTCCTACCATAAATTTTACAGCATCAGACATGGTTGAAGGCTCACGCACGATAAGTTTAATATTCATATCCATATTCTGAATAATAGGAACCCATTCAGCTCTGGTAGAAACTATAACCTCATCACAAACTTCTAACATTTGCTCCACATGCCATTGCAATAATGATCTTTCGTCTGATATTGGAAGGCAAAACTTAGGTATACCTCCGACTCTAGAGGCTTTACCTGACGCTGGTAGAACTCCTACAATGGGCATTATTCCTCCCACTCGTGAGGATTAAATCCGTTAGGATAAGATTCATTTACCATCGGATCTTTTTTCCAAGCAATCCATCCTTCTTCTCTATCGTCTCCCCAATATAGATGAACTACATCTCTATCTAAAAGTCTTTTAGCATCTTCTCCGTGAAAAATATAAACCTTATTGTCTTTTAAAAATGGCATTTCAATAAGCTCAGAAGCCCATTCGTTAATGTGTTTTTGATATGGATCTACTCCAAGCTCACGGTATAAGGCATCTGTAAACATCTGAACATCAGTATAGTAATGAACCATATGATTATGCTGAATAATTCCTTCGGAACATCTTTCAACGCAAAGATCTATGGCTGCCTTTAATAGTGGATGCCCAGCCTTTGCAGCAATTGTTTGAGTTGCTAGCCACGGAGTATCTTTTTCAATATCTAAAATCATATCGTATTCAGGATTTAGCCATGTGTCTACTGGGACCTTGCAGTGCGTATCCATGTCCGCATATATTCCACCATGTATGTAAAGAATGGCAAATCTCCAAAGACCAGCTTTCATTACACCTAAAGGCAAATTTACATATGCTTCATATGTTTTTGAATCAAAATGTTCTTTAAAGAAATTTTCTCTATCCTGTCCGCTCATGTACCCATAAGTATATTCTGGATTTTGATAAGTCCATGTTCCTACGCTTTCTTTAGCGTAAGCTGGCAATTCGTCAAAACTTGTTTCATATGTCTGCCAAATATTTTTTTCTATGCTCATACTATCTCCTTTTAATTAATCCAAACTGTTCTAGGTATCTCTGTATGGTCATAGCAGAGACATTGCACTCTTTTCCAATTTCTGTTACTGTCTTTTTTTGAACTACATATCTTCTATATAGCCACTCTTTGCTTTGATAGAATTTCATCTTTCAGTGAGCACCTTATTTGCGTAATGTGCAATTCCAAATGAATCAGCAACATCAAAATCATCTAGGGATAGGTCATACTTATTGTTAAAGTAATCTACAGTTCTCTGCTTTCTCATATTACGTATTTGATTTTTATACCATGAGTCAGCATATCCTGGATACCTTAATCTTATCGCCGCTTTTTCATCTTTTGTAGGATTTTTATTTCCTATATATGCCTGCCACGCAGTAGGGCTAATCGTAATAACCTTTGCTCCAGTTGACATAAGCTCAGCAATTACTACGCCATATACATAAGATAATTTTATCACAGCATCTGGTGATCTGACAAGAACTGCGCCCTCAACTACAATATAATCTGATTTTAATTCTTCCAGCATAACAGACATTTTCTTTTTGGCGTCGTGTATCTTTTCATAAATATCATTTCCATATAGATCTATTTTTCCCCATTTAAGAGGAATATCATTTTCCATAAGGCAAAATGCTATTGAGTTTGTAGATGCATCTATGCCCAATACTCTGTGTGCTTTAACTTTTATAAGGTCAGCTAATTTCATTTATCCGCCCCAGTATATTTTTTTTATTATTTAGACTGCCAATTTTTTCACATGAGGCACAGATATCGCTTTTATTATATCTGCTTAGTCTGCTACCACACTTTTTGCAACCCCTAAATGCACCATTTTTAATTGCCTTTTTTTCGTAATACTTTTCCATGATTCTTCGATTAGTTGCAACTCTGCAACATTCATCGCAACAATACTTTTGGTTATGTGTTTTAGAATCAAATTCTTTAGCGCATTCTTTATTACTGCATATCATATTACTGGCACCTCAAATAACTCTATCTGTACTGTACCAAGCTTGGCATCTTTTGCAAAACACTCTTTCTTTACTGGACAGTATGTACATGGCATTTTTGATTTTGTGGCACCTGAAGGTCTCATTGGAAGATCACCGCTCTGAAAATTATCCCAAACTTCTTGCATCCAAATAAATGTATCCTCAATAATTTTTTTATTTTTATCATTCATTGATACTGGTATTATTAAAATTTCTTGTGTATTTTTATTTTCATAAAGAAAGAATCCTTCTTTAGCATTCTTTAATTTCATATAGGTCAAAAGCTGAAGCATATGATTGGGGGAAGACTTCATTTCAGCCTGCCTAGCATCCCATACTTCTTGCTTAGCTGTTTTAATTTCTCCGATTACGGTCTCTCCATCATAGCTCATAATTAGATCTATGAATCCCCTGATTGGAGGATAATCATTAATTATTTCTTCTTCTTCTGATACAAATTCTGGCATTGTTGCTATGAGCTTTTGCAGTCTTTCATGAGCTTGGGTTCCTTGTGCCATATTAGCAACTGCGACAGCATCGTTATCATCAATAAACATCGCACCACTAAATGCCATATACCAATATCTGGGGCATCTTCCGTGTCCATAACCAAGCGAGCTTGGGCTAAAAGATTTTTTAGTCATCTCTCCATCTGCACGTTTTGTATTTCGATATGACTCATCGAGCAACTCGGCAAATCTTTCTGGGTCAAAGTGTTTCCCTGTATGCTTTTTAAATTTAAGATTCTTTACTATATCTCTACCCATTATGAATTGTACCTAACGACATACTTGAGTGCATCTACAAGTTTGTCTATAGACTCCTTTAGAGAATAGTACACATTCTTTTTATTGTTATTTATAGTTCCAGCCTTATCTTTAGCTATTGTAGAATAATATGAGGCAAGTACGGCAAATTTTGTAGACATTGCCTGCAACTCCATTATAAGCATTGGAGATTTAGCGGAGGGAACATCGGGATTCATAAGTAATTTTACAACAATAGCCAGAGCTTTATCTAAGTGTTCGTCCTTCATAAACTCATGAAGATC